ATAGTGCCACTGAAGTGGATATGATAAATTCACAAAATAAATTATTTGTAGTTAAGAAATAAAATGCCGTTACCTAAGAAAGTTATACCAACATTACCATTAGTCCCACAGAAGACATTGTCTGCTCGTAGGGAACAACTATTGGAATATATTAATAAAGACGGAACATATCTTCCTAAATCAGTACTACATGCCGACTTAGATAGAGGAATGTTAGATTTTGTTAAAAATGATTTGGAGGTTATCACCGCAGGAAAAATAGTTCCAATGGTAGATATTATAATCACAACTCAAAACTGGACTCAATATGTTGAGACTGCATTATTTGTGGATTTAGATTATAACCCATCCCCGCCCTTTATCACGGTAGTTAGAAGTCCCGAAGTTAAATTCGGAACCAACCCGTCATTACAATACACAATCCCTGATAGAAAACAATTCTACTACGCATCAGTTCCAACTTGGAATGGAAACGAACAAGGGATGGATATCTACACAATACCTCAACCGGTTCCTGTAGATATTAATTATAGTGTGAAGATTATTTGTAATCGTATGAGAGAACTTAATCAGTTGAATAAAGTGATTATGCAAAAATTCTCATCAAGACAGGCATATACTTTTATCAAAGGTCAATACGTTCCAATTATAATGAGTAATGTTTCAGATGAATCTCAAATGAGTTTGGACTCGAGAAAGTATTATGTTCAATCATATGATTTTACAATGTTAGGTTATTTAATTGATGAAGAAGAGTTTGAAGTTAAACCTGCAATTGCGAGAGTAACCCAACTTATGGAATTAACAGGAACGGGTAATACTAAAAGAGAAAAATTTCCAAAAAACCCGAATGAGTTTTTGGAGAATTATTTATTTATCGTAGGTAATGATAGTTTAAGTGATATGGTTGCGTATACCGCAAATCTTTCTTTTTCAAATTGGGTCAATGTGGATTCGTATGATGTCTATATTAATGGGGATTATTTTGGGACGGATGTTCAAAATATTCAAATAACCACTAATGATATTTTACGTATTGATGTTATTAAAACTGATGATAGTTTAGAGTCAACAATTCAGTTTGAAAACTTATTAGTTTAATCCTCTCCGTAGATATCTTTCTTCTCTTTACAGGTTTCTACGATTAATTTTTCCAAAAACTTATAAATTTTTAATCCTCGCTTTTCACAGTACTTTTTCAGTATGTTGTGTACGGCGGGGTCAATTTTAATATTCTTGATTTCTTTTGTCTGTTTCATAGGTAGAAAAAAGGTAGAATTAATTCATACTCTTTACAAATACATATCTAAAAGTAAAGTTTTTTGATATTTTATTGAATATTTATCTATAAAATAAATCTGCAATAGAATAATTAGATAATGGCAACAGCACAAGCAAATCAAAAAGTTTTCGTTTCACCGGGTGTGTACACTTCTGAAACTGACTTATCATTCGTAGCACAAAGTGTGGGTGTTACTACCCTAGGTTTAGTTGGTGAGACTTTAAGAGGTCCAGCTTTTGAACCGGTATTCATAACAAACTACGATGAGTTCCAAGCCTTTTTCGGAGGAACAGAACCAACTAAATTTGTTAACACACAAATCCCTAAATATGAGGCGGCTTACATCGCTAAATCGTACTTACAACAATCGAATCAGTTGTTCGTGACAAGAATCTTAGGATTGTCAGGATATGATGCTGGTCCGTCTTGGAGTATTAGAGTTACTGCGAATGTAGACCCAACAACAATAATCCAAAGTCCAACAGGTGTTACATCTTGGAATAGAAGTTTCACAGGAGCAACTAGTGGTGGTACTGTTGATTTCGTTTCAGGTTCGTTCCCATTAGCAATTCAAGCGAATTTAGATACTCAATATAGATTATCTGATGGTAGTACATCTACATTCGACACTGATTTTACTGCAAATATTTATAATGCAGTTGGGAATAACACTTTAACTGCGACAACAGCTTTCATTTATGGTGCAATCCCTGAAACAGATTATTATGCAATCACTGATAACTACACAACAGTTGTAAATGAATTTGGTTCAGATACAAATAACTTAGCAACTAACGATTTATCGGCATCTGAAAATGACCCATGGTTTTATGCTAATTTTAACAATTATACAGGTAATGCTTATACAGGATACTCATTTGATTATAATATAAGTGCTTTATCGGTTACGGGAATAGGTAACGAACAAACTTTCTCAGGTACAATTTCAGGTGATTATTACACATTTATTGGTACTGCTTACACTGAATTTAACAATATGGTTGTAGCAACACTTCGTTCAAGAGGTATTTCACTATATACTAATAGTTCATCAAGTGATAATCACGGACAAATTTATGAAGTAAATAATGAAAACAATGTTACAATTTTAAATACTGACCAATATGCGGATATTGATAAAAATCCATTTGCGTCATTTGGATTATCAGGGGTAACTAAAGATGGTGATATTTTCACCTTTGAAACTAACTTATCGGCGACTTCATCTAAATTTATTACAAAAGTATTAGGTGTTGATAATTTTGGAAAATCAAGAAACGAAGTTCCATTATTTGTTGAAGAAATTTATCCAGGTTCATTGGCTTATGCATACAATCAAGGATACATTAAAGGTATTAACCCTGAATTAATTGCATTACCTGAGGCAAGAAGTCAACAATCAAATTCAATTGCATACAGTGTTGAAAGATATCAATCACCTAGCACACCTTATTTAGTGTCAGAATTAAGAGGTAATAAAGTTTATAAATTATTTAAATTTGTTTCAATATCTGATGGTGATGCTGCGAACACTGAAGTTAAAGTTTCAATCGCAAACTTATCATTTAATAATATGACATTTGATGTGTTAGTTAGAAATTTCTTTGATACCGACTCTAACCCAGTTGTTATTGAAAAATTCACTAACTGTAATATGGACCCTAACTCTAACAACTTCGTTGCTAAGAAAATTGGTTCAACAAATGGAGAATACGCATTATTATCAAAATATGTTATGATTGAGATGGCGGACGAATCACCAATTGATGCAATCCCTTGTGGTTTTGAAGGATATACTCAAAGAGAATATGATTCGGTTACTAACCCGTCTCCATATCCTGTATTTAAAACGAAATATTTCTTCCCGGGTGAGACAATTGCTAATCCACCATTTGGAAATGCGAGTGGTAGTTCAAATTTAGTTGAATCTCCTGGTGACATTGTTAGAAGAACTTATTTAGGATTCTCAACACAATATGGTATTGATGAATCATTCTTATCATATAAAGGAAGACAAAATCCTGCATCTTGGGTTAACTCTATAACACCTGTTGAAGGTGCTGCTTGGAACTATGTAAGTAAAGGTTTCCATATGGACTCCGGAGCGACAGTTGTAACAATTTCAAATAGTTATGATACAAGTGGTCAAACAGCTTTTGAATGTGGTGTTGCTGAATTTAGAAACGACCCTGAAACTCAAGAAAATCCATATTACTTTATTTTCTCAAGAAAGTATACTTTATGTTTTGCAGGAGGATTTGATGGATGGGACATTTATAGAGAATATCGTACAAATGAAGATAGATTCCAATTAGGTCAATCAGGATTTTTAGCGGGAGCATCGGTATCAACAAGATACCCAAATGCGACGGGTGAAGGTTTATTCAAACGTATTGTAGTTGAAAATAATACTCAAGATTTTGCAAACACTGACTATTACGCTTACTTACTTGGTATATTAACATTTGCAAATCCTGAGGCGACTAATATTAATGTATTAGCAACCGCAAGTATTGATTATGTTAATAATTCAAATTTAGTTGAGGAAACAATTGATATGGTTCAATTTCAAAGAGCTGACTCTGTTTATATTACAACAACTCCTGATTATAGAATGTATACACCGGATTCAACAAATCCACAAGATATTATTTATCCTCAAGAGGCGGTTGATAACTTAGATAATACAGGAATTGACTCTAACTATACTGCTACTTACTATCCTTGGATTTTAACAAGAGATACTGTTAATAACACACAAATTTATTTACCTGCAACAGGTGAAGTTTGTAGAAACTTAGCATTAACAGACAACATTGCTTTCCCATGGTTCGCATCAGCGGGTTACACAAGAGGTCTTGTAAATTCAGTTAAAGCGAGAGTTAAATTAACTCAAGAAGATAGAGATACATTATATCAAGGTAGAATTAACCCTATCGCGACTTTCTCTGATGTAGGTACGGTTATTTGGGGTAATAAAACATTACAAATTGCTGACACAGCACTTAACAGATTGAACGTAAGAAGATTATTACTTCAAGCTCGTAAGTTAATATCAGCAGTAGCGGTAAGATTATTGTTTGAACAAAACGACCAAGTTGTTAGACAACAATTCTTAGATAGTGTTAACCCTATCTTAGATTCAATCAGAAGAGACCGAGGTTTATATGATTTCCGTGTAACAGTTTCATCATCTCCTGAGGATTTAGATAGAAATACATTAACAGGTAAAATTTACTTGAAACCGACGAAAGCGTTAGAATTCATTGATATTGAATTCTTCATTACTCCAACA